TTCATAATAAGGACTTCTTAAAAATATATTTGCCATTGTTTAGTTTTTTATTGTATATTCTATAAATTCTTCTACGTCTAGTCCGTAAGCTTTTTTTAAATCGTTCGGTAAATTCTTAAATCCTTTTTCAAAAGGTTTAGTAAAGAATAAGCTTGCTTTAATTCCTTTATTAAATACGCTTCTTGCTATTATATAAGCAGTAGACTCATAACTTGTAAATCTACCTTGTACATCTCTAAATTGAAATCTTTTTGCTTCAACCCATTTCTTAATACCACCTCTTAATCCACCTTTCTTCCCTGTACCTGTACCAAACTTAAATGGACTTTTAGAACTTTCTGAATATGTGCTTGTTGCTCCTTTAACACCTTGATCTTGGAACTTACCATAATCTTCCATTTCAAACTTTATGCTAAAAGAATTAGGTCCTACATCTAGTACACCTTTTAGAGAATTATATAAATCACTAGATACATTCTTTTGACCTCTAGTCAGATTAGCTCTTGACTGTTTGATAACATAGTCTTTAAATGCTTCTAATGCTTTTCTTGTATTCTCGTTGTTTAGCATATTGTCATATCGTTTTGTACGTGTACATCAAATGTTGCTACCCATCCAGCTAGCTTGTTTTCAAATCTATCAGTAAATGGTTCACATGTAACATCTGCGTCTACTTGGTATTTATCTGTATATAAATCTCCTCTTTGTAATAATGATACTAATCTGTCTAATACTCCTAATTGTGTGTTTAGTACATCTTGCTCATTGTCATTACCTACAAATAAATCTGTTGTTTCATCTTTACTTATATCTACTATATCCATACACATAACAGAAATACTAAACGTTAATATTTTAGAATTTAGTGTACATTGATTTACTAATATATGTGATAAAGGGAATATTGTCTGCTTATTCAGATCTACATTATCAAAGCTACCATAAGAAACTGTGTTTACAAATGGTTCTGCTTCTAGTGTGTCTTTTATCTTTTTTGTTATGTTATAAAATCCTGTCATCTATGTTTATTTATTAATTGTTTCTCTGCTTGTGCTTTATCTTGTTCGTATGCCAAATAGAAAAATGCTTCATGTACATTTATTTCGCTAACTTCATCAATTTTGGTTGCATCTCCTCCAGCCAATCTATATAACGAGTTATACCATCCCCACTTCCTAGTAAAGTTTCTCTCTGCTGAATAGTCAAGGTCTTTATCACCTCCTGATTCAAAGATTTCAGGATAGTTTTCAATAACTCGTTCTTTAAATTGTAAAAAAAAACTATCGAGCCCATTACTATGTCAAGCGGCATTTGCTTATACTTATCTTTATCTACATCAGGATCATAATCCTTTATAATGTATTTATCTTTATATGTATCGTCTATAGGTCTATATAATACTGCCATTGCTTTATGCATGTTGTCCCAATCACCTAATGTATTATCTAAATCAACATACTCTCCTAATGTCATTTTATCTAGGTCTGGTACAAAACCATATCCTACACCATCCATTGTAAAAGTAGGTACAAGCTTTACGTCTTGTGTGAAAAGATCATTAATCATATTAACAACCTTAACTACACTATTAAACTCTACCTTTATTACATTCTGCAAATTCAAATTACAGAATATCTCTATCGTCTTATGTAACAGAAAATTACTATTCTTGTTATCTTCTGTATTTATCTTATGATATTTTTGATATTGTTCTAGACTAATCTCTCTTAAAGATTCTGGAACTTGTATCTTAACTTTCATATTATTACAATAATAATTAATACTTTTTGTATAACATAAAAAAAAGAGGACCATTTCTGATCCTCTCAAACATTAATTAAATATGAAAAAAAACTATCTATTAATAGTTATCCTTTTTGATTCTGTCTTGATTGCTTATACTTTCTTTTGCTCTATCGTATGCCCATTCATATACCTCTGCTATTTTATGCTCTAGTTCTGATGTGTGTTGCTTGAATATTTGTGTGCCTTTTTTAATCTGTCCTTTATAATCTAACACAATTATTACATCTGGATTCTTTCCAGACCTTACAGGTTCTCTATATACCCTAATATCATTTTCAGTACACCACTTGAAGATCATCATCTCCTTCTGGTACTGCTCTTTTGTTTTTAGGTTTAGCGATTTCTTTTTCAAGCTCTTCTATTACTTTTAATAATTTCTTTGATATTCTTACAGATGAACCAGGAGTTAAATCTGCATGATAAAACAATTCATACTGTAGTAGTACAAGTTTCTTTCTAGCTTCCTCTAATGACATAAAATATAAAATGTATTAAAAATATCATCCAGAGTGTAAATTGCGGTAATCCCCATACAATGTACTTTATTATTCTCTTCTGTAGTTCTGTATCTACAGGCATGTTTATTTCTTTTTTTGTTGCTTTCATTACGGTAAGTAATAAGTTAGTGTTCCTAATATAATTAAAAATATTAATACTACTATGTAAGTAATAACTGCCCATGTATAAAATTCTTTCTTTTTCATAATCTCTATTATTAAAGTCTTGCTAAAGTCCAAAAGACAATATCATTATTTTCTTTCATGATTTTGACACCGAAGTTATCATTATCTAATTGATAGTACTTCTTTACCCAACTTAAAACTTCATCAACACTTTGATTAAATTCTTCATAAAAAAAAGCTGTTGGTAATAAGTGCCTAACGACACTTCCTTTATCAGTTATCTCGATAAATCCTTTATTAGTTTCTAATTCTATATTTTTCATATTCTTTGTTTTTTGTTGTTTTAAAAAGGTGCTGCCTTTTCACTAGCTTTGTTACTTAGGTTATCAGCACCTTGATAACTACATAGCTAATGTAGATGTTTTTAACAAACTATCAACATTAATTATAAATTTTAACATTTCTTTAACATTTACCAGATATGATACTCCCCTTTATTTGGATCTTGTAATTGAGATGTTAAAGCATATCTAGCTGCGTCTATAGCATGGTCTGCAGACATAGGATTAGGCTTTTGTTGTACATTACCTTGTTTATCTTTTAGCCAAACATATCCTTGTAATTCTTTTATTAAATTTTTAGATCTTTGTGTTACAAATATCTTATTCTGATTAATTAAATTAATTCCATACACTACACTATCTCTTCCTTTGCTTACAGGAAATATCTGATGACCATAACTGTTTAGTTCTGCTATTGATTTAGGTTCAGCTGAATCTGCCCATATTGCTCCTAATATATTGTTGTTCTTTATAAATTGACTTATATGTGAGTTTAGCATACCTTTTCTATATAATACTTCATCAAATATATATGCATCATCTAGTTTATATAATGCTACTAATCCTGCTTCGTCGATACTATATCCGAAATCCAACCCGTGACATAATAATCTAGCATTTGGTGGTATTACTTCTATCTGTTTCCAATCAGGAATACATGCTCCTTCAAGTGTCCCTATCTCACCTAATCCATAGACACGCCACCAATTAGCCCAATAAGTGCTGTTAGATGCTTTCTCTCGAGCTTTCTCGATTTCTTTGACAATACTGCTCGGAAGTTGATTATTGTCTTTATAAGTTAATGTAATGAAGTCAGAGTCTTCTGTATTAACTAACTCTTTATCTACCCAAAACAAATTAGTTGGATTATAATCTAACCAAATTGTATTACTTGTACGAATTGATAGTTGCTGATAAGCTTCAAACGTTACATTGTTACACTCATTAATAAATAAGTCTGTTCTTCTAGATCCTCTTAATTTATCTGGTTGGTCTGTACTGAAGAACTCTATATAGCTACCATTGCTAAAAGTGTATTTTAATGTTGTTCTATTATATTTTTCTTCGTAATATCTATTAAGACCTTTAAGAATGTTTAGAAAGTCTTTTAAAGCTCCTCTTCGTAAATGTGGTACTGATTCTGATACTACACTTATCTCGCTTCCTTCATGTCTTATTGCTTGGTCTATTAAAATAGATAAAATAGCTATTGTTTTACCTGCTGAAGATCCACCTCTTACAATCTTAACTCTTTTATTTAATTTAAGAAGTTTATCAAACGCTATCGTTTTTTTTACTCGCATGTGGATTAAATATACATATCATTGAATCGTGCTTACCTACTTTATGTGTTACATATTCACCTTTTGTATTTATTCCTTGAAATTTAATTCTACCTTTTACAAATCTGATTTCTGCGTGTGGATATATTATTTCATGAAATTGTTTAGTGCTTGTTGCAACAGGTATTAACATGACTACTAACTTACCTTTCTTATATTCTTCAAAAGCTTTAGCTATAAACTTTGGTTTATCGATTCTGTTGTAAGGAGGGTTTACAAAATTTCTTTGACCCCACTCAACTTTCAGACCATCCCATAAATCTATATTATGATCTATAGGACATGGATCAAAGTCAAAGTTAAACTCGTCATTAAGTTTGTTATAAATATAGTCTGGTGTAGCCCAAGAATCATTATTTACTAATCCATCTCTGTTTATTGTTTCTTTGTTCATAAA